ATCATGTCCCACGCGGGGGCGCTGCCACTGGCGCCAAGACAAGCGTCCCATTCGGATGCTCCAAATTCATTAACCTTTCACCCTCTTCAAATGATACGACATCGCCGTATCGTTCAATGCACACGGCATCTGAACGGGGCGCGCCATACATTCCGTCGTAGATCATCAGGCCTGTGAATGTTGGGTTTTCGCGGTAAATCTGCAAGGACGAAAACCGCTGCGCATGATGCGTCTCAGTGCGCGCGATAGTAAGCGCCCTATCCTCCACGCTGCTGAAGCGTCCGCGCCCTATCGATCCTACTATGCGCCTTGCGAGTTCATCTCCCGTTTCGCCTGCCATGCGCCCGCGCAGAAGGGCTGAGAACATATCCTTTTTAGCCCGCGCCGTGAGATCCAGCAACCCAAGTCGGCGCCCGCCCTCGGCGATGACTTGGCGCGCGAGGGAGTCAGGCAAACCCCATGAAAGTCCGAACTCGGCATTGATGATCCTGTTCACCTCCTCGGCCGCTGAAAGGTAGCGTCGCTCATAGACATCTCGCAAATCGGTTTCTACCAATTCGCGCATGCGCGAACTTTCTATCACCTGCTCAGCCCAAAGCTCGTCAGGATGCTGCCGCAACATAGCCTCGGCGCGCGGGTCAGCTGTAAGCGCGCGCCGAACAGCGCGCTCAACGGCGCGCAAGAAACGCCGCAATTCTTCAGTCCAGCCCGTGACTTGCTGCGCTTGCAAGGCAAGTTCCGCATCTGCCACAGACTGAGCATGGCTTGCGTCCTCACTCCCCGGCAGCATACGGCCCCGCGCGCCCCGCGCTCAAGGGCGCGTATAGATGCGATCCCGACGCGCCGCATAATAGTCGTCCAGCCCGGCAAGGCGGTCAGGAAACTTTTCCAGCAGCTCCCTAGCGCGCTCAGATATCGAAGTCTGAACCCATGTTTCATCGCAGACAGCCGACAGCGATTCCAATCCCATCCGATTAACAGTTACATAAAGCCCATCATCTCTATATTCAAAACTTTCGTCCAGCGTGTAGTAAATAAAGGATATGCCCTGAATATCGCGCCGCCGGACGAGAGTCAAAATCTCGCGTCCGTGCTGAGTGTCAGGAACATCCAGTTCAAAATACAGAGCGTCCTTTTCGTCTCTCAGCCGCAGCGTTCCGCTAGACAGGCGGCCAAGCAATTTCGTCCTGTCGTGCGCGTAGTCGAATCTTACATCGCCTAGCACGTGTTCGTACTGCACATCTGTTGCAATCATCTCATACCAGCCCTCATCCACTTCCGCGCGCGACCATACGCCCTTCACTATCGCCTTGCCCTCAAGCGTCGCTATCGATCCGGCGGGTAGGTCAGCATCCCGGACCCGAACGGTATCAGGGGTAAACCGAAACTGCCTACTCCGCGTCATCTGAGTCCCCCTGCTCGTCGCTGTCTGAGTCGTCATCTGAGTCCTCCTGCTCGTCGCTGTCTGAGTCGTCATTATCCACCAGCGAATCTTCCTGGACCGCTACCTCCATAGATTCCATGCCTTCGGCTGCGCGCACCTCGTCGGGCGTGAGCCAAGATGGGCTGCCAAGCGCGATGCGATAAGCGCGGTAGCGATCCTCACGGCTTTCGACCCGGAGGACGTCGATATTGAAGCTGCAATGGTATCCCAGTCTTTTTTCAGCGTCAGTCAACAACTGGGAGTCAATAGCCGCCTCGAAGCGCGCCGCCCATGGCGCGATGGTGTTGTTGGAGAAATTCAGTGCCTCTTGGCGGGTGTTGTTGTATGTCGAGCGTAGCAGATGATGCAAGCGCACAGGCGAGATGTCTAGTATGCGGGCAACATCTTCGATTACCGAATATCGCGCTTCGATAAATTGCGACTCATTCGGCATAGTCTGGGTGGGCACATATTTCACTCCACCGTAAGTAACCGCCGGGCGCTGGGCGTTGATCCCTGTCTGACTGCGCGCGAACCCGCTCGCCATGTCCGACATCTCGTCGGCGGTCATATACTCACGCTCAGTCATAAGGACACCGGACGGCCTGCCGCTGTTCAAGAAAAATCCGAGCGCGTACTTGACCGCCTCTTGGGACAGCCCGAAGGTGTCGGCGAATTTTTGGAATATCGGTATGGCGTAAAATGTGTCATAGGAAAGCGCGGTTACACGAAATATCTCGTCGGCGGTAAGCGTCCGCGCCGTGTATGCCTTGCCCCCTGGCATGATCACATTCGTTTTCCAGCGCAGCTCGCCGCCGAACGGTTGGAGAAATGTTTGGTCTGGCAGTCTCAGCTCAAGCCCGACTACACGCGCGCCGAGCTTCACGCGCTCGGCATAGTGGTGGCCGAACATTATCAGATGCAATACCGCTGTGGATTTATAATCATAGGCATTGATGAATTCAGATGGCGAGCGGTTGAAAATCTGTGTTAGAAAATGGTCTTCGACTTCCTTGCCGTCTCTATCCATCACGCGGAGGGGCAGGGAAGCGAATGCCTGCGCTATGGCTTTCACGCCGCAGTCCATAGCGGGAATGGCGAGCGCCTGCTCGTAGGTCATCTGCAATCGGGGCATAGCGCCAAGCGCGCCGCTCCCAAAAGGCCGCCCTTGACTGAGCCATGGCAGCCTAGTAATCGCGCGCCGTATCCACCTTCGCATACCACACCTTCACACAACCCATATCAGCCTATATGACAAGCCATACCCTCCAAATCCGCCACGGTGGCGGATTTGGAATACGCCTGTTCTAAATATAGCGATAGCCGCCGTCCTCCCATGCCATTATACCCCCTTGGCGCGCAGACTGCTTTTTTAGCTGGTCGAGCGCGCCCACGAAGGCGTCCACCATATCGTCATGTTCGCCGCGTGGAAACTCTGTTGCCTCGTGAAGGAACATCGGCAACCAATCGGCGCGCTCAGGCAGCAACACATTTCCCGCCTCGATATATCCCGTCACCGCATTCGCGCGCGCGACCTTATCCGCGTCAACCCGGACGGGGACGATAGGAAGTCGGGGGGCGTCCGATTTTATCGCCGAGACTAGCGCCCTGTCTCCCATAGTCTGGGCTAGAGACTGCCCCGACGCCGCGTCCTCAACGTAGATTCGGACGGGCTGATAGCGCTCAGCCTGAGCTATCACCGCCCGCACAAGCGCAGGGAAATCCATTCGCCTGCGGAACATGTTCAGCAGCGCATAATCCGGCGGCGCATCGTACATCGTAGCGCAAGCCGAGTAGTCATTCTCCTGACCTGTCTTGAAAGCGGTGTCCCAAAACTGGATCACGCCGCGAGTTGGTTCAGGCAATGTTTCGTGAAAGCGCCACCAGTCAGAGAGGAATATAGCGCCGCCTTGACGGACAGGCCGTTGCTGGTAGAGCGCCGCGAACTCTTGGGGGCCCGACTCGAATCGAGCGCCACGCAAATAGGCGCTATCGTAGCGTTCTGGCCATAGCGCTGATCCCTCTTCACGCCCGAGGACGTCATCATCTTCAGCTAGGGCGGGAAAGCGTAAATGTTCCCAATCGTCGCCGAACTCGGAATCGTCCGAATCGCCGCTTTCACGATTGCCTAGCAGCTTGCCCACTAGATCGCCTTCATGCCAGCGCGTCATAACAACAATGATAGATGCGTCAGGCTCCAGCCGGGTTCGGGCGGTGGATCTATACCACTCCCATACCCTACGGCGTATGGTAGGGCTATCAGCGTCGGCGCGATTTTTGATTGGGTCGTCTATTATCAGCAGGTCGAAACCGCGCCCGGTCAGCGCGCCCCCGACGCCGGCCGCGTACACTCCACCGCCTTGCATAGTCTCCCACTCAGTCGCGGCGGCGCGCTCCCGCGATAACTCAACGCCTATCGACGGGGAAACTGTAAGAGTCGCGCGAATTTTCCGCGAGTACAGCGCCGCTAGAGTCTGCTCATACGACGTCACAGCGATACGCTTTGACGCATCGACCGCAAGCGCGTGAACGGGCGTCCAGTGCGATATCAGTTCTGATTTGCCGTGTCTCGGGGGGAGTGAGACTATCAGGCGTAGGGGGCGCGCCCATAGAGCGGCTACTCTATCGGATATGTAGTCTAGGTGTGCGACGCGCCGCCATTCGCCGCCCGACCATTTGCGCGCGGTTGCCGCTGGACTAGCCTTCCAAGCCAGCCCCGAAATGAGGCCGCTCCAATGATTATCCAGGCCTGCCATTTATCCGTCCGCTTCCGGCAATGCCTCTACCCGCCGCGCCAGGTCTTCCAGCGCGGCGCGAGATTGGTCGTCACTCAATATAGCCTTCACATCTATGCTCACGATTTCGCTTTTGACCGAACCTGAGTACTCGAGCTTGCGGTGCAGCTGTTGCTTCCATTCGTCCGGCGCTCGATTGCAGAGCCAGAAAATCATAGACGGCACATTCCCTGAAACTGCGTTTTCCCATAGGGCATTCTCGACTTCCCCGAGGGCTTCCGTCTCGGCGTCCAAACCAGCCTTGCCGAACGCAGTCAGCCGTCCAGATTTGGTTTTCATCGCTGTGTAGAATGTCTGCTTGCTCACGCCCGCCGATCTAGCCGCCGCCGCGCGCAGTGAACCTCGGCGCAAGGCGTCGAGCGCAGCCTCTTTCCGTTCCGCAGAAAATCTCGGCATTGTTTTATACCCTGTCCATTCCGTCCAGTAAAATCTTGGGAGTGTGTTTCCGGACGAGAGTCGAACCTAGCTGAAGCGCCCATCCATCTAAAATATTACTTGGATCCTCTCACTTGCGCTAGAGGTGGAGTATCCAGCCCAGGGCATAGAGGGATCTTCCCGTATCCGGGCTTCCCTCTATGCCCTGGGCTGCGCCGTCGGCGGATGTAGAGCCGTCATAGGGCCTGTGGGTCAGGATGCTGTCCACAGTCGGACTGCTATACCGCGCACCCGCGGTTTCGCGCCGTTCAGTCCTTGCGAGTCCGGCTGCCCCTATGCGAATCCCCCGGTAGGGCGGGTAGCCATGATGCGCCGGTGCCGTCACTGCGTTGCCAGCGCAGTTATCGCGTCCACATCATGGCGCTTGATCTAGTTTATGCTGGCAGAAGCCCTCGCGCGCTGTTCGGCGCGATAGTCGTAAATGGGGCCTCTGACCATATACACCGTCGCGCCCGTAGCGCGGGCGATTTCAGCGATAGTCATTCCAGCCTTGTGCATCTCGACGTATTTTTTCGCGTTTGCGCGCCTCCTTGCCTTTTGGCGCTCCACCCGCGCCGCATTTTTCGCCGCGATTTCCGCCGCGACTTCCGCCGCGTCCTCCAGTTGCCATTCACTATTGGGGATGGCCGATACCAGCTTCACTCCGATAGGTCTCGGATGGCGCTTGATAAATCGGAAGTTGCACTTGTCGCAATTTGTCGTCCTGCCATACGCGAGCGTCTGTCTGTGGACTCCGTGCGAATCCTTAGGCATTGATGCGTCCTCCTTTTCTGTGCAGCCGTGATAGCGTATCACGCAGCGCCGCCGCAAGCGCTGGCGATCCGTGTAGGTTGTGGTAGTCATTAGCGTCGCCATACTCGGGCGGGAGCCAGTACGGTAGTCGTGTCGCGCGCGCGCTTTTTTCGCCAGCGGGCGGCGCGATTTTATCTGATCCGCAGTGAACGCACTCCGTGGCGCCGAACGGCGCGTCAAAGCGCCGCTTGCATCCGTAGCAGGAATGCAGATCGTGATCGGCTATGACCAAACCTCGGCGCGCGATGTGCTCGAGATTCGACGCGCTGAAGCAGACAACGATTTCATCGCGCGTCCGGCGCATCATGTCGAGCGCGGCTTGAATCGAGAGCGCCGTAGCGTACCCTTCGCAAAACCATTTCACAGCGCCGCGTCCTATCCTGTAATTCGCGCCCTTCACAACGCTGTCCTTCAGGAATCTCTTATCCCCGCTCTCACTGATGGATTGCAGGCCAACAATCTCACTGGAGCTACGCATGGGTATCAGCAGATTCCCGTTTAGGACTAGCCCTTGCGCTTCAGGAAAGCCTTTTCGGGAGAGGTAAGGGTGAAACCCCATTTGCGCGCGAAAAATCATCTCTTTGGCGCGCCGGGCGGCATTCTCGGCAAGCGCCGCCCGGCGCTGAAGTTCAGCTTGCCGCCGCGCCTCGGAGAGGCGCACTTCCTCTTTTGTCCGGCGCGCCCTCGCAGGCGCACTCCCTGTCCACCCATTTTGAGACGCGGCGTAGTAAAGCGATGCGATGGTAATACCCGAGGCGCGCGGTTTGAAGCTTCGCCAAGCCGCGCGCGCGTCCGGCGCGCGGTAACTCTCGGCTTGACGGCTCCAATTGTCCCAGATATCGAATGCGCTATCGCCGAACTCGGTTTTAAGCGCCATGCCCATGCGTATCCAAGTGTCCCTGTCATCCGCGCTGACACTCCATAGCGCATCCCGTATCGTGTCGCGCGCGTTCATTGCAAGTTCACCGATCCATACACTAGCGTGCTCATAAAAAACGCCGATTCGACCGCTTTATGATTCTCCGGCGACACTAATATAGTCGCAGCCGTCTCTTTGGCGCTGTGGCTGCGCTTCCCCCAGACCAGGATGTTTCGCATGCGCCATCCCTCACTGGCATACATCAATCTCTGAGCGTACAAATATTCCATTTTACCCACTCCTTATAGCGTCTCGCCGAATACGGACGGCGCCGCTAATCTCTCGCCATGCTCGCGGCTGAGATGCGAATAAAACTCGGTGAATTTATTCGTTGAAAACTCGCATCTAGCCGATGCGCAGACGAGATGCGGCAATCCGACTCTCCGTATCTTGACTTTCAAAATATTTTCATCAGATGAGTGCATCCTAGATATCGTGAGTTGCGTGACTTCACGGTCATCCGATATCAAGCCCGCGTCTTGTATGCCGTCGAGTATCGGCTTGAGCGCCTGCGCCATATTGTCTATGTCCATCCTAGTCCTGCCCTGTACGATGTACACGACATGGAGCGGCCCATCGTAGGGGAGGGAAAATCCCCCACCCAATTCAGCCTTCCATTTCAGCGCGTAAGCGAAGCCAAGCTCGCGCGCTAGTCGAATCGCGGATGAAGTGCGGCCCCAGTGTCCGCGCTTATTCCCGCCGATATCCGGATCGGGAGCGTAATCAGGTATTAAGATTTCTATCATTCTATCCCCTCTATATCCGCCATGTCCGAATGGACGACGGATCCTGTCCAGCCTGTCAGCCCGTCAAAGGACGGCGTGTCAAACTGACTGACAGGCTCGCTATTTGACGCTGCCCACTGCTTGTCCGCTACGCTCCTGCACTGCAAGCACAGTCCCCAGCGTATCGCGCCCGCTTCACCGCATACGCGGCATTCGCCGATATTATCCGATCGCGCCCCTGTCATAGTCTGCCTCCTCTTTCAAGACTAATAGCGCATCGCGCGCCGCTCCCTTGTATGTGCGGAAAATTGGACAAAAATAGCCCCTGCGCGATTTCGCATTATCTCCCTCGCCAGCTCCGGATCTGATTCACCATCTTGCGTTTCACTCGCGCGTCCGGCATCTCCGTCCATGGGTATCCCCACTCGCGCATCGGCCACTCGCCGTATAGAGTCCTGTACTGCGCAAGCGCAAGCCTGCGCGCCGCGCCTGTGTCGCCCCGCTTCCACTCGATAGCCACGCCGCACATTTTCGCCCAGACCCATGATCGCGCCTTCACCCACTCACGGCTACCCGGCGCCGTGAGTTCGCGCATACGGCCGGGCGCTATATCCACACTCGCGCGCCGTGTCATCGTCTTGCCGCACGCCGGGCAGATTCGCTGTCCTCTACCCAGGACATAGCCGCAGGCGCACTTGACAGCCTGCCGCTCTTCGTCCTCACGGCGCGAAGGCTTGCGCTCGCGCTTTTCCCCGTCGTCGAGGCGCGTCACGCCCTGCGCCCAAAAATCCAAAACGTCTTCGTGCCAGCCCTCAAAATTACCCGCGTGATCTAGGTACAGGCAGTAGTCCTTCCCCGGAGATGTCCGCATCCCGCGCCCGAGCTGCTGAACAAATGATGATAAAGATCTGCTATACGGTCTGGCGCCGATGATGCAACGCACATCGGGCACATCGAAACCCAGAACGAATTTTTCCACGCTCAC